CAGGCCCGCGCGACACCACAGGCCCGCGCGGCACCTACGGCTGCGCGTGCACGCACACCGATCCGTGGACCTGTGCTTATCGCGGCTGTGGCTACAGCACGATCGACGGCGCCGGACAGCATTGCGATTGCCTGTGCCACGTGTGGCCGGACGAGGACGACGCAGGCTGCGGCGCGTGCACGGTGAAGCGGCAAGGTGGTGGTGAGTGAAACGTCCCGCCTTCCAGTTCTACCCAGCCGACTGGCGCAAGGACATGGCGCTGCAGTCGTGCAGCGTCGCGGCGCGCGGGCTGTGGATCGACATGATGTGCATCGCGCACGAGTGCGAGCCATACGGCCACCTGACGGTCAACGGCCGCCCCATGACTGCTGCGCAGATCGGCCGTCATACCGGGCTGACGGAGCGCGAGTGCGCGAAGCTGCTGGGCGAACTCGACGCGGCCGGAGTGTTCAGCCGGACCGATGAAGGCGTGATCTACAGCCGTCGCATGGTGGCCGACGAGGATCTTCGCGCCCGTCGAGCAGAAGGCGGGAAGGCCGGTTCAGAGCACGGCATCAAGGGCGCAGAGCACGGTGTGAAGGGGGGGCGTCCGCGCGAAGGAAGGGGGGTTAAGAAACCCCCCTTAAAACCCCCCCCTTCTTCTTCTTCTTCTTCTTCTTCTTCAGCTTCGGCAGAAAAAGACCCCCCCGCTTCGCGGGCCCCCCCTGCTGCCGCAGGGCCCCGAGCCAGCCGAAAGCCTCCTGCCGACTTGGTGCTCTCAGACGAAATGCGGGCATGGGCTGTCGAGAACGCGCCGCTGGTCGACGTCGATGCCGAGCTGGCGGCGATGCGAGACTACACGTTCGCCACTGCTCGCAGCGATTGGCCGGCCACGCTGCGCAACTGGTTGCGCAAGGCGCAGAAGGACGCGCAGCGTAGGCATCAGTCCCGCGTGAATGGCCGCGACGAGCCCGAATGGCGACGCGAGCAGCGCGAGCGCAACGAGGCGTTCCTCGGCCCCTACGCGGCCAAGCGGCGCCGCCACGAAACCATCGACATGGAGTCCCCGCATGGCGCTGAAAGCCTCCTGGGTTGAGCATCTCTTCGGCCGCCTGACGCTGCGCTACGGCTCGGCGTTTCTGCGCCAGTGGCCTGACGCAGACCCCGCGCTGGTCAAAGCCGACTGGGCCGAGGTGCTCGACGGCACGTCAGGCGACGCGCTGGGCTACGCGCTGCGCTACCTGCCGGAGCGGCCGCCGAACGCGATCCAGTTCCGCGACATCTGCCGACGTGCGCCGGCGCCTGACGTCATCGCGATCGCAGCGCCGGTCGAGCGCGCCGACCCCGATCGCGTGGACGCGATCGTGTCGCGCGCAACGCGGCCCGCCGGCCTGCCGCAGGAGAGCCCGGCGGACCAGTGCGCGCGCAACATCCTGCGCATCGTCGAGGAGCGCGGCGGCCGCATGTCGCTGCCGCAGCGCCAGCAGCTCGAGGCGATGGCGCGCCTGATTGCGTCGGACCTCCGGGCTCGAGCCGCGCGGTACGTCCCGGCCATCGCTCAGTCTCTGGCCGAGGAGCGCGCCGCATGAAAGCCGCGATCTACGGCCGCTTGGCCCAGGCGCTGGCGATGATGCCGGCGACCCGGCGCGAGATCGCGGCGGAGCTGGGGGTGTCGGCCGATCAGGTCGGGGTCTGGCTGCAAGACCTCCGCGCCGCCGGGATCGTCCGCCCTGGCCGCTGGGTGGCGCGCGAAGGCGTGACCTGGCACTTCGAGGCCGGCAGCCCATTCCCGCGCGCCGTGAGCCGGCCCATCGGTACCGTCGTGCGCTTCGTGGCGGCGTGGCGCCTGCTGGCCTCTAGGCAGACCTCGTCATCGCTGGCATCGGCTCTCGGGGCCAGCCAGCGCACGGCCAGCGACATCATCGGCAGCCTGCGCGAGCACGGCCTCGTGCGCATCGCGGGCTGGGAGATCCGCGGCTGCGGCACGTACACGCCGGCATGGGACCGGCTGTGCGCCGCCGACGCGCCACGCCCTGCGGCCGATTCGCGCACCGTCACGAACGCGCGGTACTGGGCACGTCGGCGTGACGGGCTGACGCAAGCGAGGGCCGCATGACGTGGATCATGAGGACCACCGCCACCAGTGCGAAGTGCGCCAGGTCCTGCGCTGGACCGTCCAGCGCGGCGGCCCCTGGGTGCACGCCTGGCTCTACGGCGCCGGCACCGGCCGCGACCGCGTGCGCGGCGTCGCCGACTTCCGCGGCCGCGAGGCCGCTGACCGCCTGCGCGACGATGCCCGTGCGCAGTGGCGGCTCGGAAACCGCGGCGCCGATGGCGACTGGCGCTGAGGTGGTGCTGGTGCTGCCGTACCCGATCAGCGCAAACCGCTACTGGGGCGAGCGCATGGTGCCTGCGGCGAAGGGCCGGCCCGGCTTCGTGCAGCGCTACATCACGCCCGAGGCCCGCGCCTACCGCGAGCAGGTGGCAGCCTCGGCGCGCGCCGCCGGCGTGCTGCAGCCGTTCCCCGGCCGCGTCTTCGTCGGCCTGCAGCTCTACCCGCACCGCCCGCAGGACTGGGCCACGCGCATGCGCAAGCTCGGCGAGGCGTGGGACGACAGCGTGCAGTGCATCGACCTCGACAACGCCCGCAAGGTGCTGCTGGACGCGCTCAACGGCGTGGCCTTCGTCGACGATGGCCGCATCTGGCGCGACGCCGGCGAGCGCATGGAGCCCGACGGCCAGGCCCGCGTGGTGGTGACGGTGCGGCCGATCGCGCCGCAGGCGCGGCAGATGGATCTGGTCAGCGTGTGACGACCAGCCGCTGTGCGCCCGCGCGCGCGAGTCGTCCGCTCCTCGACCTTGCCATCGACTGGCCCCGGCTGCTGGAGGACCTGGCCCACGTGCTGGGCGAGCCCGACACCGCGAACCCGGACGTGCGCGTGCCGCTGGGCGGCCGGCTGCTGGCGCGCGAGCTGGGCGTGCGCTACGGCACCTTGCGCGGGTGGCTGGAGGGCTGCGAGCTCAAGCACCAGGACGGCGAGGTGTTGATCGAGCGCTGGTGCGCGCTGACCGGCAAGGACCGCGCGTTCGTGCCGCGGGTGCGGCGTTCGCTGACGGCGCCGCAGCGTTAGGCGCGCTGGATTCCGCGCGCCTGCTGCGCCGACGATGCGCGCCGGCCACCCCAGGAGCACCCACCCATGACCAAGACCGCGAAGACCGAAGTCCCCGGCGACGAGCCGAGCGTCGACCCCGAAGCGCAGGCCGCCCGCATCGCCGAGCTGGAAGCACAGCTCGCCGCCTCGGAGGCCAGGAGCCGCGAGCTGCAGGCGCTGGCACCCGATGGCGGCACGCCCGCGGTGGTGATCGTGCCGGAGACGCTGCACTCGCGCCAGCGCCTGGCCGAGAGCCCCACCGGGCGCATGACGGTGGCCGAAGCCGAAGCGGCCATCCAGCGCGGCGATATCGCGCCGCCGGTGGCCGGCTACCTGTGCAAGGACGGCTGGTACTGCCCGACGAACGCCAAGGCGAAGTAGGCGCAGTGAACGAGGCCGCGATCCAGCCCAGCCGCGCCGACGGCGAACGCCTGCCGGTGCTGCCGCGTGTGCCCACGCGCGAGCAGATCGACCGGCTGGAAGCCGTGCTGCTGCAGGCCGAGGCCGACGGCGCCGGCGTGCCGATCAACACCTGGCACCACTTCGCCGATGGCCTGGTGGCGCGCACGATCCTGATCCCGGCCGGCACGCTGCTGACCGGCGCGCCGCACAAGGCCGAGCACCTGAACATCTGCGCCGGCGACATCGAGGTCTGGACCGAAGCCGGCATGCGCCGCCTGAGCGGCTACCACGTCATCCCGTCGCTGCCCGGCGCCCGGCGTGTGGGCCGCACGTTCGCCGACACCTGGTGGACCACCGTGCACCTGAACCCGGGCAACGAGCGCGACATCGCCAGGCTGGAAGACGCGCTGGTCGACGACACGCACCGGCTGCAGTCGCGCCGGCTGCAGGCCTTGCGCTGCACGCCCGTGGAGGCCATTCGATGAGCTGGGTCTACGTTGCCGTCGCTGCTGCGACGGTGGTCGGCAGCGCCTACAGCGCCGACCAGCAGCGCAAGGGCGTGCACGCGCAGATGGACGCTGCCAAGGCCGCGGCCGAGGAAGACGCGCGCAAGGCCGCCGAGGCCGAGACGGGCGCGCTGGTGGCCGCCAACGCCAAGCTGGCCGACCAGAAGCGCCGCCGCCGCGCCGGGCTGCTGGGCAGCAGCGACACCGTGCTGGGCCTGGGCGGCGCCTCGGTCACGCCTTCGGCCGCGTCGCGCGCCACCGCGGCGGCCACGCCGGCTGCCACCGTGCTGGGCGGCGGCACGCCGGCGGCCAAGGTGGTCTGACGTGGCCGCCAGCGTCCAGGCCCTGCATCGCCGGCTGCAGCGGCTCAAGCAGCTGCGGCAGCCGCATGAATCGGTGTGGGCCGAGTGCTTCGACCACAGCTTCCCCATCCGCGGCAGCGGGCTGCAGGGCGGCGCGCCGTTGGATGCGCAGCAGGCGCTGGACCGCAAGGCGCGGCTGTTGCACTCGATCGCCACCGACGCCGGCCGCACGCTGGCGGCGGCCATCGTCTCCGGTGCAACGCCCTCGTCCAGCGTCTGGGCGCTGCTGGCGGTTGCCGGCGCCGACCACCAGGGGCGGCAGTGGCTGGACGACAAGGGCAAGCAGCTTCACGAGGAGATCCACGCCTCCACCTTCGACGCCGCGGCGATGGAGTGCGCGCTCGACCTGGTGGGCGCCGGCTGGTTCGCGCTGTACGTCGACGCCGACCGCGAGGCCGGCGGCCTGGTGTTCCAGCAGTGGCCGCTGGCGAGCTGCTTCTGCGCCACCACCAAGCCCGGCGCGCTGGTCGACACGGTGTTCCGCGAGTACACACTGACGGCCGAGCAGGCGGTGGCGGAGTTCGGCGAGGCCGCGGTCTCCACCGACACGCTGAAGAAGGCCGGCACCGAGCCCGACTCTCCGGTGAAGGCCTGCCACGCGATCCACCCGCGCACGCCCTACGTGGT